CAACAGCGTTTATGGTGTTGCAGGAAGAGCGAACCTTGGCGAAACTAGCTTTAGTAATGACAACTCGGATTACCAAGCCGGGTACGGCGGACATTTTGTCTCGTTTGGTAAAGCTAACTCTATCGGTGTTTATGCTGATGCGTACTTAGACGCTTCTCCTGGGGCAGGCACACACGCATCACCGCTTGTTTGTGCAACGAATGGTTCGGAAATCCTACGCGTTACCAGCGATAAGTATCTTCGCCTTGCCTCTGGCACTGGTGGCATCCAGTTTGGCGGCGACACGGCTGCTGCTAACGCGCTGGATGATTATGAGGAGGGGACTTGGACTCCAGTTGTTACTGATGGCACGAATGACGGGACGATGAACGCCAACTCTGCAGGTACTTATGTAAAGGTTGGATCCTTGGTCACATGTACCGCGTATGTGTATGCTTCTGATCTTTCGGCTCTTTCTGGGGCGCTAAGCATCAAAGGCTTGCCATTTACTAATGGTTCAGCCAATAGGAATAGAACCGGAGTCGCAATTGGCCAAGTTGACAATGTTTCGCTCGGGGGCGCTTACTCTTTAGCTGCACACATCCCCCCAGGTAACAACCCAATTGTGCTATATGTTAATGATAATGCAACCGGATCCACTACTTTGCAGGCTAGCGAAGTAAATAATACCTTTATCCTAAATCTAGGTTTTGCTTACAGAATTGTTTGATGCGCAGCCCGCAACGGCTCAAAACTACGAACCTTTGTAAACCCGTTACGTCTGGAGGACGTTCCTAAACATGGCTCTTACTAAAGAAACCGTTGTTGACAAAATTGAAGTACTGGAAAGCAATGCCATCCAAGTTCGTTCTGCTATCCGAGTGCTGGAAGATGGCGAAGTGCTGTCCTCTGCTTATCACCGTCATGTGCTGCAGCCTGGTGATGACCTGAGTGGTGAAGACCCGAAAGTGGTGGCGATTGCTAACGCTGCGTGGGCTGAGTAGTCCTACTCGTTAAAACGTCTGGTATGAAGCGTCTTGCCAACTCGTAACCATTACCACTAATGCCAAAACTCCCAACAAAACAAATCCACCTACTTGGTGGTTTTGGAGACAAAAAGCAGTTGACGGTGCCTGCTTACTTCACCACGTTTGCCTATCCAGTTGGCACTGGCTGCAATTACCGGGAGTACGTCTACGACCAATCAAGCGACGACCCGGATCGCTTTGTGTACCAAAGCCACGCCTCGTAGTCACCTTCGCTACTCACCCATGCGGGCAACCGGCTATTCCCAACAGGTTGCAGACCTACTAACCTTCAACAGACCTGGCTAATCCAATGCCTGAAGCTACCCCCACCACCACGTTCACCTGGGCGATTGCCAACCTGGAACGTGAAACCGACGACGGTTTTGTGTTCATCGCGCATTACACCGTCAACGCCAACGACGGCACCTACTCCAGTGGTGCTTATGGCAGCGTTGGTTTTGAACGCCCCGACACGCTCATCCCGTTTGCTGACCTGACTGAAGATCAGGTCGTCGGCTGGGTCAAGGAAGCACTTGGCGGCGACGAAAAAGTCACCGAAATCCAAGACGCCCTCCAGGGTCAGATCGACGAGCAACGCGCACCCACCAAAGCCGCTGGTATGCCCTGGTAACGGCGCTAGCATGTTGGTGACGCGCTAAAGCAATGGCAGTTCAGCCCGGTACTTACAACGTCACGTTGCAGCGCCGGGCTGATTACTATGTCACGCTTCAGTTCAAAGACAGCACCAGCACTGCGATTGACTTGACTGGTTGGACCGTCGAGGCGCAAACCTGGAATAAACCACGGACCACCAAGTACGCCGATTTTGCCGTTGAGTACACCGACCGTGCTGCTGGCACGGTGAAAATCAGCTTGACTGACGCACAAACGGAATTGTTGCCCAGTGAGGCATATTACGACGTGCTTTTGACGGATACCGCTGGGCTTAAGGAGTATTACCTAGAGGGCATTATTTTTGTTTCCGAGGGGTATACAACATGACCAGCGTTAATGTCACCACGACTCAGAACACGGTCACCGTTTCAGATGACGGCGGCACCGTGACGGTCACCACTACCGGCATTGCCCAAGCTACTTACGACGCCTTGGTTGCTCGTGTAGGAGCATTAGAAGGTGTCAACTATCTGGTCCTGGAGGACAGCGACTGATGGCGGTTAAGTCGAAGACTGCACTGGGGCGGATTGAGCACCGCCCTGGAAAGCCTAAGAAAACCCGTCAAGGTGCGGGTCAACACTCAAAAGCCAGCCACGGTCGCAAGAAATATCGCGGTCAGGGCAAGTAGTCCAGAAGTTTCACCGCCCACTGTGGGATACCCGGTAAACTTTTGGCACGGTTACCTAATGCCATGATCAAAGCTGCTTCTGCTGCTTTCGCCTTCGCTGCTCTGGGCGTTGCGTTTGTCCCTGCTGCTCAAGCAGAGACCAAGTTCTATGTGAACCCTGAGTACAACCAGGGCTTCAGCGGTGCTACCAGCCTTGGCGGCACCCTGAACATTGACCTGGGCGTTGAGTCCGGTCCTTTCTACATCCAGGCTGGTCCTGCTTTGGCTACCGGCACTGGCACTGCTGATTGGGGCGTGGCTGGTAAGACCGGCGTGAGCGGCAAGGTCTCTGACCACATGAACCTGTACGCAGAGGTTTCGGCTTCCAAGTTCGAGGGTTCCGATGTTGCGTATGGTCTGAAGGTGGGCTCCAAGTACACCTTTTGACGCCATACTGGCTGTACACCAACACCAAGGGTCGCTTCGGCGGCCCTTTTTTATGCAGTTGTATGAGCAGGCCTTGGTGACGCGCAACTATGCGCAGGCCTTATGGCGCACCGTTGTGCTTGGGTGCATCAAGCCAGAAAACTGGAGGTATTGCTGGCCGCCAGATTGGTTTATTCCTTATGTGCAGGACGCCGTTGACTTCCTTACAGTCGAACCATACGCCAACGAAAAGGCAATCCTCAATGAGAAGCATCATTGACTTCATGGCCGTCACCGGCTTTTTGCTGAGCGGTTCCATGACTGCAGCGCTTGTGATTAGCTACCTGCAGTTCGACAAGCTTATGGACGACAGCATGGAACGCATCGGCGGTCAGGTGGTCGAACAGCTTGAGGCTGAAATGGACAAGAAGATTGAAGGCGCAATGCCCAAGATGCCCGACGTAACTGGTCCGGCAATGCCGTTCTGATGCCCAAGATCCCTGAGATCCACATCCCCCAGATCCGCGAAATAGCAGCTCCGAATCTGCCTAATGCTCGACCTGTGACGCTTGAACTTGGCCCGCCCATCATCGAGATGCCGGGTTGCGTTCCAGTTCACCCGGACGCCAAGCTGAACCCAAGTCTGCTACAGGATGATCCTGGTCGAGTTGGCGCGTTCTGCCCTCACGGTCAGGTCCCATCGTTTAACCCGATGGACTTCATCCCAAATGAGTTTGTACGTACAACACCCGTACAACCAAAGGCCACCGACTCCAACGACAAGGAGCCCGCTGCTCCTAATGTCCCTCCAACACTTCGTTCACCCGAACCAAATGCGACGACACCTCAGAGAACGGAGATTCCAGCGCTATCAAAACCGATCATCGAGAAGGTGGTGGACGGCCTTCCTTCCGTGGAGATGGTGGTCACGACGACCACGATCGCCTTGGTGGCTTCCACTTCTGCTTTGGTGGCAAAGCCAGCAGGAGAGCTAATCCTCAAACTGATCAGGCCGACTGTTAAGAAGGCGGTGAAAAAGGTTGCACAGATAAGGGGGCTGCCTGAGGAGATTGAGTCTGTTTTCGAGCGGCGGATCTCTCAGCGGGACCGGAATCACGCAATACGCGATCTACGTCGGACTCTAAAACCGTGATTTTGTGGCGGTGAGGTAGTACCTGCCCAGGCTTTGGCACCAGCACTACATCCGAGCAAACGGCGTAAAACTTAGATCTGGGGTGGAAGCTGATTCCCTTCTGCGCCAATTCACCACAGTGTCGCAAGCGAGATAGCTCAAAATCCAGCCGTTTGTTTGCCAGCAGCTGGCGCTGGAGCGCAGTGTGCGTATCGGCAGAGGCTTTGCATCTCTCCTGTAAGCCACCATCGAGCGGAATTGATACGGTGGCGCTGATGCCGAAGTTCAGGGCGTGGTTGTTTTTCTGACCGCTTGGAAGCTCTTGGTAATAGAGGATATTTCCTGGGTTATCGGGTACGCCGTTTTCATCATCGTCGGTGGGATCGTAATACGGAGTACGAACTGTCGAGCTGTACGGCAGAGCGTAGGAATTGCTTTTGGTTACGAACGGCGAGATGTTGAGAGTTGGTCCTTGGCATGAGATGCCTGGCCCATAAGCATTAGTCGGGTAGGGACCCGTAAGCATCTGAATGGCTTGGTTCGTCACCGAGCCAGTGCTGTTTGCAACGGGGTTGGCAGTGGCGTTGGCCTGGGCAAATGCCGGCTGCGGCAGTAGCGCTAAGGCCCAAACACCGAGACGGTATCCGTAACGCTTTCTACGACCGTGGTACGGGTGATTTCCGTGACGGCCTCTAAGCCTGGCCCGGAATAGTGCTCCACGAATGAGAAGGAACCGCCTGGGTTGACGATCGACCAATTCGGCTTGTTCTGGAGTTCGAGTCCGGTCCAACTAGATGTAACGCCGTCGATGGTTTGAGTCTGGGTCGCGGAAGCACCTGGCACGATGCTTGACCCAGAGTGTTGCACGTTTGTGCCTGACGCGCTGTAGGTATACCCAGTTCCGAAGTTTACGCTGCGGATTTGCTCGGTCACCTGCGTCGTTGACTCCGTTCGAGAAGTCATCGTGCCAGTACGGAAGTTAGGTACTACGGGAACAGCTGACGCCGCCCCCGCAAATAACACCAGTCCAGCCAACCAGCGCATCAGTCGATTTTGATTTCAGTGACCATTTGCCCCACTGCACTCGTGCCAGCACCACCAGCGGTCAAGCTGATGACGTGATCACTGGCGATGGAACCATTAAGCAGACCCGCGACACCCCCTGCTGTTGTCGTCGTATTGCCCAGCACCGGAAGCGATCCAACAACTCCTGAAGTGACGGTGGTAGCGGAGGGGGTGGCGTCGCCTTCGGTGAACGCTTCAGTAAAGGAAAAGGCGTCCCCTGGGGTGGTCACGCTGTAATCGGCAGCGGTGTAGCCAACCGCGCTTGCGGGGGTCAGGGAGCCAAGTCCACCAGCAGTGTCCAAGGTGATGTTGTTGCCAGTAACGGAATAACTGGACCCGATTCGGGTGGCAGCGCTGGCCGCGGCATCAACGGTGAGCGAAACGCTGGAACTAATTTTGTGAGTCAGGTCAGCATTGGCGGGGGCTGCACTACCGATCAAGAGTGCAGCAGCAAGAAGAAACTTGTTCACGGCCGTTTCTGTTGAGATTGAGCAGAGTCCGTATCCGTATTATCGCTCTTCTTTTTCTGATTGCCGCCCTTTCCAACACTCACCCCAAACGAGGCCATCGTGCCAGTCAGCAGTGAAGCCGGAAACGTGGGGTCCATTGCTTTGACATGCCCCAAATAATTGAGGCTGAGCATGAAAATTGACCACGAAAGAACGGCCAACCGCACGAAGTCGGCGAGTGGCGTGTGTTCCTTGTCGTGATCGTGATCGGTCGAAGCTGGCATGATGAAATGAGTGTCTAGGTGGCTCCTGTGATTGAGATTTTGGCTGCCATTGCGGGGGCCTCAGTAACGGTAGCCGCAATGGGTGCGTCGAATAACGGAAAACGTGCTGTAGAAAGCCGAGACGCTGTAATCCGCCTAACAGCATCCGTCGACAGCGTTGCTACCCGCCTTGACGTACTTCATACCGACATGAGGAGCCGCGACGCCGAAGTGTTTAGCCGATTACGTGAACTTGAAGCAGCAGTGGCACGTATAGAAGGATCCAGACACCAGCACTAAGCTTTTTGTAGTTACAGCAATCTCATGGACGACATCCTCACTAGCCCCATCACCTGGGCCGTTGTGGCACTGATCAGCGAGCTGGTTGGCGCATCAAACCTGAAACAGAACGGTGTTGTTGCCCTAATTCTCGATACCGTGAAGTCTTTGAAGCCCAAGAACCTCAGCAAGTGATCCGTCGTCCTGACATCCTTGGAATAGCTGTGGACGTAGCGCTGGCGTGTTTCATTTGCACGGTGGTGCTACTTCCTATGCATATTGTCAATCAAATATCTACTGCTCCTAAGCCTGATCTAACATATAAGAAATAATGTTACCGCTGTTCTTGGCTATGACGTTGCGATTAACCGATTTTTTCAGTCGATACACCGCAGCGCCACACCAGATCGCAGCAATCAACCAGCTCCAAGCCGATCTTCCTGAGCATCTACTGGATCGGAACGCAGACTGGTACGAAATCTGGAAGGCAGGGGGGCGAATCGAGTGGCTACCGACCCCTTACTTTCATCAGCTTGATCTGCCAAACGGCCATCGCAAGTGCTTCACTGCGGCAATTGCAATGGTTGCAGCGGATCAGGCCGGCCTGCTCTACCCAAATGACTACGACAAAATACGGGCCAAGTACGGCGATACAACTGAGATTTACGCGCATCTCTCTGCCCTAAAAGAACTTGGTCTGACTGCCGAATACGTCGAC